AATCAGTTCTATGATGACAGTAAAATATTAGATAATTAAATTTTTATAATTATTTTAACTTATATTAAAAGCTTTTCAAAAGTAAAAAAAGACTAAACTTTAGTTAGCCTTTTTTCTTTTTGAAGTAAATCTGAATATTGGGTTTACAATTAAATTGTCTATAATAAATGCAGCTATAATTGAAAATATAGACGTCAATATTATAGTCAAAATAGATCCAATAACAAAATTATGTGTTAACGCATTTACTCCCAGTTTTTCATTTACTATTTTCGATAATATAAGCGCATGTATTAAATAAATCGAATAACTGTATTTACTAATAAATGCTACTTCTTTATAAAAATATTTTTTTTCATTTATTATATCTTTATTTTTTTCAAATAAAACAAATACAGCACTAGTAATAAATAGCATCGTAGGTGCAAAGTCAAATAATCCTACATTCATATTTGGTAAAAATCTTAAAATAAATATAGAGCATATAAAAGAAATAATTCCTAACTTTATTATTATATTAAAATATTTTTTAGCAATATCTCTAGTTAAAAAGTATCCTAATATAAAGTAAAATGTCCATCCATCAAATATTATTGAGTTTATACCTATAGTAATTCCAAACATCGGTAAATATGTATATATAAATCTAAATGCCAATAATATTACTATTAATACACAAAGTTGTTGATCTTTTAAATTATTTACCATTATTTTTATAAATGGTGCACATATATATATACCTAAAATTGTATAGACAAACCATAAATGATAATGTACATTATTGCTTAAAATTAACTTAATAGATTCTACAAAGTTATTAAATTTAAAAATATCTAACCTATAATTAAATATAAATAAGTAAATAAAAGAATATATAAAAAGAGGTATCAAAATTCTTAAAAACCTTTTTTTATAAAATTCACCAATGTTATCATTACTAGAGTTTAATATTAATGCTCCACTTATCATAAAAAATATTGGTAATCCAATTCTTACAACTAACTGAATTAATGTTCCAAACCACCATTGTGCGCTATGATTCTGTACATTTGAAAGCAATAAATCTGTTGAATGTATACCTATGATACATAACACTCCAAGTGCCCTTATATAATCATAATGATATTTTCGTTTCGTTTGCATTCAAGCCTCCATTCTAAATTTTCAAAACTATTCAATTTTTAACCCTAATAGTTTTTATTTATTTTCTATAATTCCTACATAATTATAAATAATGCACTAATAAGTATACACTAACTTATTTGTCATAATTTGTAGAATTTTGTAAAATGTAGAGTTTTTGTATGTTATTCTCATAATTTATTGGTTAATTTTACAAAATAGACATTTCCAATTACATAAAAATAAGATCAGAATAAAAAATTATTCTAATCTTATTAATTTAATTACTCTTTTATATAATACTCTTCTGTCCATTCTATTTTATCAAAATCTTTGTCAGTAGAGAATGTTAATTTAACTTTTTGACCTTTTTTCCAAATGCCATTTGGAGAAACAGGAATAGACTCAACAACAACCCCATCAGAATCTAAAAGCTTCACATCTAAGAAAAAGCTATCGAAATCTACTCCAGCAGTATTTTCAACTATGGCTTCATAATCTTTCCAACCATACTCTTCTTTTGCTTTCTCAAATTTTATACTTTTCAGCATTTTGTCAACTTTTTCTTTTATATCATTTTTTTCTTTTACCACTTGAGCATTATTTTTTAACTCTTCAAATGATTTTTCATTTAACTCTAAACCGAACTTATCAACCAAAGTAGTTAGAGCAGTACTTCTCATATCATATCCTTCTGTCCATAACTTTTCATATTTCATGACATCGCTTGAGTAATATTTAATTGATTCCTCTTGTTTATTAAGTCCATCAATATAATCTTTTGCTAATTTTCCTAATTCAGGATTATCAAATTCTGCATCTTTGTATTTTTCTAAAATCTTCTTTTCCTTAAGTACAGCTTCTTTAAGGTATTCATCTTCATTTAAAGTTACTCTTCCTGATTGTACATCTGCTAAATATGAATCTCTTGCATTAAATGACTTTTTCGCATCTTTCAAAAATGCTTTATCTTGCCCTTTATCATTTCCTCCTGTTGAAGAGCATGCAACCATAGATAAAGATAGTATAATTGCACTTAATAATAATATTAATTTTTTCATGTTTTCCCTCCAATTTTTATAAATCATAAATAGTATACAACATTTACATTGCCACAATTTGTCATTTATTGTCATTATTTATTTAAAATTTTGTATTTTTATATAAAAAAATGAGTAAACATACAAATAAACCAGTAGAGTCTGTAAACAAATCATAATATTATGGAGGAAGTACAGTAACTACTTCAAATTTATGAGATGAAGGTTATTGTATAGATTCAAGTACTGAACCAATTCAAAATCAGAATGATATATAGCATAACTAAAAAGATTACCTTAAATTTGATGATCTTTTTTTAGTTATTCATTTATTTATGTTGACTTATTTTCAATTTCTATAAAATCTCTAAATACTTAGTACTAGCATAACCAAGCCCTTTATTGCCATTAAATCCTTCTATACTTATCCATCCATTTAAGCAATATTGCAAGTTAACTATATCACCATTTTTAACTTGACCTATAACACCATATTCAGTACCTCTATCCCATCTTATATTTAAAATATCTGCTGTGACTCTAGCTTTTATTCCTGAGTAATCTCCATTTTCAAATCCCTCACCTGGTACTCCTGATTCTTTCCAAGTAACTCCATTAAACTTACATACACCTTTAGCTATAGCTTTAGCAAATCTATCTTTATTGTTCATTATTAAATTATAATCTTCTTCATTAGTTATAAAACCTAATTCAACTAAACAAGCTTCCATATTAGTTTCTCTAACAACGTGTAAGTTACCCTCCTTAACACCTCTATTTTTAGAGTAAAGTCCTTCTTGTATTAACTCTGAGTGTATATTATCAGCTAAAGGTCTATATGCAAATTTATAACAATAAGTTTCTAGCCCTTGGGCACTTGGGTTATCTGAAGAGTTACAATGTATAGATACAAATGAATTTACTCCTAAGCTGTTAGCTCTATTAGTTCTATCATTTAAAGTTACAAATACATCTGTAGTTCTAGTATTTGTATTTTCTATATCTTGACTTTTTAAGTATGTCTCTACTCTGTTATTTATATCTAAAACTATATCCTTTTCTAAACATCCATGTACCCCTGGAGCTCCTGAATCATATCCTCCATGTCCTGCATCTGTCATATTCTTTTTCATAATTAAATCCTCCTAATTTTTTTATATTATTTTATTTAAAAAGACAATAAAAAAAGACTGTATCCAGTCAAATCAATAGCCTTTTATTAGTAAATAATTTAAACATTATTAATAAATTATTTTAAATTTATTTATTATCTTTTAATCCTTTACTAGACGGGTCTACACATACACCTATTAGTGCTGCTGTAACTGCTACAAGTGCAACTGGATTAGATAGTATGCTTAATAAAGCTTCTCCTAATAAATTCCAACTTATCAAAGTATTAAAATCAACTCCAGCTGAACTGAAAATCACTCCTACTAAACCTAACCAAAAATATGGATTTTTAAATCTATTTTTCATACTTAATCTCTCCTTTTATTTAAATAAATGATTTTGTACTGCATAAAAAAAGAACCCAATAAAACTTCCTGCAAATAAGCCTAAAGCCCATTTAATTGAAGTTGTAAGTTCTTCTATACTCTTACATAAATTTTCTATTTGTATATCTCTTTTAACATCATTTTGTTCTAATTTATCTATTCTTTCAGCATGATTATTAATACGTTTTTCATGAACCTCTATCATATGTTCTTTTACTTCTTCATTCATATAATCTCCTTTAATATCCAATGGCTATAAAATTTATTTCCATACTAGAACCCCATTTTTCAGGAGTTAGATTTTCTGCATAAAACACACCATATGAATTATTCATTATTTTTGATGTCCCGTTATATTTAGTTGCTAAATCTCCTTGTCCATCTACTCCAGTTATTGATGTTACTAATGAACAACCTTGATTAGTAAAGCTTATGGGAAATCCTATAGTTGCTTGAACAGTATCACCATTAACTATGGAAGAAGTTATTTTACCCCACTGAATAATCAACCCATTGGTTAACCTTATATATCCATTCTCTCTTTTTAAAAAATCAATTTGAGATAAAATTTCTTTGCCATTGTTAGTTATTTTCCCTCCTATTTCAACCCCATTTTTAAAGTCATTATTGTAATTAAGATACATTTTATTTGGTATAAGTGAGGGTTCTGGGGTGAGATTAGTTCCTACAACTGCTCTTCCTCCATTTATAACTATATCTCTGCCCCAAAGTAAAGTATAACCATTTTCAGGATCGTCTACATAAAACCTACCACCTCTAACAATTATTCCATACCCAGTTGCATTTAAAAGTCTTTGATTAGTAGATTTATCAGTTATGTACATTCCACCTGTATCTATATCAACTCGATTATTTCCCTCTTCACAATCCATATGAATTCCATCTGTATCAATTTTAGTTACAGTAGAATAAATTTCACTTGAATGACTACTCCAAGGAGTACAGCTATTTCCACTTTGAACTTTGAATCTATTTGCATATATAGTCTGTGATCCTCCAGCTCTAGTGTAAAAAACAAAAGGCCCTGATTTATTTATAGGCGGTATTATTAATTTTAATTCAGTCCATGAATCTCCACCTCCTATTCTTAAAATTTTAGTTGAAACTTTTTCTATTCCAAAGATTACATCTACAGGTCTTGATGCATTAGCGTATATCCTTATAGCTAATCCATTAGAACAATCAATATTTGTTTGAAATATCCCTTGATTCTCTTGAGTTAATTCAAGTCTTACAGAGTTTCCTTCTTTAAAATTGCCATCTGAATATATTGAAATATTACCCCCAATATTTTTAACCCATGATTTAAAATCATTTAAAAATGCAGAATTTTTAAGTAGATTGTCATTTGTATTATTACTAAATTTAAACTCAAAACTATCAATTAATTGAGTAAGTTGGGATTGAGTTGTATATTTGCTATCAGTTTCTCCTTTTGAGTAAAATTGCTTTGATACTATAGATACGATAGAAGCATCTGTTATTTTCTGCTCAGCTTCTTTTTTCCATGTTTCTAAAGAAACTACTTTACCATCTGTACTAGTTTGTTTGCTTTCTACATTAGAAACTCTACTTGTTATACTAGATAGATTAACTTCTATTTCAGAAACTTTGTTACTTACCTTATTAACAGAATATTCTTTTGCAATCTTTAATGCATTAAGTCTATCTGTATTTACAATTGTAACTGGTGCAAAAGCATATACATTATAAGTAGGATTAGAGTTGCTCCAAACTAAATCAGATGCTCCATTATAATAAACTTTGGGGTCTATTGCTTGGTCTGATGCAAAATGATATATAGCTCCAGTAGTTCCTCCACCTCTTAAAAAGAAAGTATAACCCATACAATGAACTGAGATGTAACAGTCTGCAAGTAATTGAGTATATTGAGATGAGTTCTCTAAAATAAATTCTTTATAATCTGCTCCACCCCATCCTCCAAAATTACCTTGCCATGTTAACATTAAACTACCCTTATGAGTTGAAGTATTCCAATCACTAGGAGCTTGCTCACTAAAGTTCCTCCATATTTTAATATTCCTAAGTATATCTTGATTACCACCTATAATATAAACTGGATAGTACTTATTACTATCACCATATATTATTAAATCTTTGGTATAAGGCATACCATGCGGAGATATTAATTTATTCATTTGTGAATTTAATGATGTTGCAGTGCTTTCTGTAGAGCTAACTCGAGCAGTTATATTATTTAAATCTCTTTCTACTGTATTAACTCTAGTTTCTACATTAGTTATTTTCCCATTTGCATTATTTATTTGTGTTGTATGAGAACCTATAGTACTATTCATGCTATTTACAGTATTAACAGTTCGGTTATAATCATCTTTAAGTAATACAGTTTGTCCATCCTTAATTATTTGAGTGTTATTTATAGCAGTTGTAATTTTGCCTTGCATAACATTTATAGTTGTTGAGTTATTTTCTGTAACTGTCTTTGTTCCATCTGCTTGAGTTTTTAAACTATTAAATGCTACCTCTAAACTTTGATTTTGATTATCTAGTTTTATCTTAGTAGCTTTTAAAGTACTTGTATTGGTATCTTTGTTAAACCCATTTGCAAAACTAGAGTAATTGATTTGTTTTTCTCCTACAGAATCACTAGCTATCATATTAGAAATAATTAAATCATCAGCTATAGCTTTTTGTTTTATTCCATTATGATCGATAAGAGTTGTAGTTCCATCTTCTCCTCTAATAATAAAATTAAAATCACCTTTAGCATCTTTTCCCATTTGGATTCTAACCTTATTATTTTTATCTTTAAATTGTTGAGTAGCACCTACTATTTCAATTCCACCATCATCAGACTTAATTCTAAACTTGTTAGTAGATATATCACCTGCATTTACCTTGCTTACATCTAAACTATCTATCATAGCATTTTTTATAAATCCATTGGATATACTTAATTTATCAGATGTAATTCCACCAGCTTGTATATTTTCTGATGATAAATTTCCATTTAAAAGTGTATCAATCTTACCTACATTAGCTTCTAATACCTTAATAGATGCATTTACAGCTTCAAATTGAGTGACACTAGCTTTTGTAGCTTGTAATTCATTTATTGATGCACTATTAGTTACTGTTATCTTGTCTATTGTAGCTACATTTGTTTCAAGTATTCCTATAGTAGCTTTTACAGAACTTAACTCGCCTGTAATAGTGACATTATGAGCTTCTAAATTATGTATTTTCCCACTAATAGCATCTATATTGGTTACTTTAATAACTTTATCTTCAAAATCTTTTATTTGGTTAGTATCTATTCCATCTATTGTTGAACCATCTACAGTTCCATTATCACTTGTTATATTGTCAATAGTATCTGAGGCCTCTTGAAACTGAATTTGAATATCTTCAAAGCTTAATGTAGTATTAGAAAGTTCTATCTTATCTAACTCATGAGCATCGAGATATTCAGTAAGTTTTACTATTCTCTGTTTATCTCTAAACTTATTTTCTTTAGAAATAAGAGTTATAGTATCTCCTAACTTATAATCCAATATATCTTTGTATTTTTCATTTACTTTTGCTAAGTTTATAATATCTGCAGCATAAGATCTATATGGTTTGGAAATTTCATTTAGCTTTGCCTCAGCATCTTCTTTTAGGTTTTCTACAATAGTATATCTATCGTCTTTCCAATAACAAGTTTTTATCTTATTAGAATATTGATAATTTTCTACATAGTCTTTTCCGTTGTTTATGGTATTAACTCTTAAATCATCTTTACCTATAGGAATTATGCGAGTAAAGTAATTATAAGAATCTCCTTGAAAAGACAAATCTTTAAGATTTAGAGAATCTATAAAATAAGTTCCCTTATCTTCTCCTAAATGTTCATAAACATCTATAGTTCTAGTTAAGGTATTAAAAACTAAATCACATCTATATGTTTTTTTAATTTCTTTTATTATTTCTAGACTAGAACAATTACTTTTTCTTACAGTTCTTTTCTTTTTTAGAGAACAATTACCTACTATCCAACCAGTTCCAGCGAGTGAAAGAGCTAATGCTTTATCTATTGTTTGTTCTTCACTGGCGTATCTTTCAAATGGCTTTCCTTCTAAATCTTCTAGATTTAAAGTACATTTAAATGTGGTATAATAGCCACCCACAATTTTCATTTTAACTACATATTCATTTTTCTTTGTTCTAATATAGCATTCTTCTTCTATATCCAAATAAAACTTAGAATTTATAGGGTAAGAAAAAGAGAGTGTTGAATCCCCACTCTCTAGTATGCTTGATATATATAAATCCTTATAGTCTATTAATCCTGCTATCTTTTCCTTATCTTTATTATATAAATGTATCAAAAGAGGTTTTACCTCCTTTCTTAAAATTTTAAAGATTGAAAATTTATATTTCTATCATATAATCGATAGCCATTAATTCACTTGGAGCCATATTATATCCATTTAACTCATCAATTTTAAACTTATGTATATCAATTTCAAGCTCTATATTTTGTAATTCTTTTATATCTATCTCCCAATCTTTTAAATGTTCTTCTTGTATTTTTAATTGATTATTTTCATCTATTTTATTTCTCCCATTTTCATCCTTAATACAGTACTTATCTAGTAGTTTTTGTCTCTCTGAATTATAGATTTCTAACTCTTTTTCTATCTTAGCTATATTCTTTGCAAGTGCATAAGAAACTTTAATAGGTAATTCCTTTCTTGATATCTCCATTAATATCATTGAATCGTTTACAATTTGTTTATTAGTTAATTTCATTTTTATATTTCCTCCCAAATTTTATAAATTAAATTTATATTTCAGATTTTGATAACTTATCTTGCTCTTCAAAAACTAAATCTTCAAAGTCTCTCATGTCTTTTCTAACAGCTTCTTTATTGTTAGAATATAATTCTTGATTTTGTATATTTTTATTTATATTTTCATTACTTGTACCATCTGTACTTAAACTAGCATTCATATATACTACTACTTGGCCATCTATTGTAGATGAACCATTTATTGTTATTGTTTTTCCTGTTTTTAACATAAACTCATCATCCTTTCTTATTTATTAAAACTATATTGAAGTGTTGTAATAGCCGATTTTAATGCTTCAATCTCAGCTTTAAGAATGTTAATTTCAATTTCCAACTCATTCTTAGATAAATTTTCTTTGTTTTTTAATTTTCTCATTATGCCCTCTCCTTTTAATTTAAAATAAAAAGAGCCTTTAGTGTTTTACCACTATAGGCTCTATTACTAATTCTCTATTTAAATGAAATTTTTATAAAATCATACTTTTCATCATCTTTATCTTCACTAAATGAAATAGTATATCCTACATCCTCCAATTTTCCTTTGATGTATTCTTTTTCATCTTTTAATACTTTTTGTGTTATTTCATATTTTCCTACTTTGGCATTAGCCACTATAGTAGTTTTTAGATTATCTAAAAATTTCTCCCTATAATCTGATAGGTCTTTCCAATAATCATCTGCTAATTTGCATGCTTCTGATTTATTTGGAGTAAATTTATTTGATTTATCCATAGCAACTCACACCTCCTTTCTACATAGTTATATATATTTCTACATAAAAAGAAGATATCCTTTTTTATATATATCTTGGATTGTATTTAATTGTTATATTGCAAGTGTCTTTGCTTAGTGTAATATTATTTTTACCTGGAACCAAAAAAGGGAACTCCCACATATCAGTATCAGCAAATTTATTGATACCATCTTGTATAACAGTTCCTTCTATTCCATCTATTATTATTGTTTTATTTCCTTTTAAGTTCCTTATTATTAAAGGATCTTCACTAACTCCATTTATTTTTAGATCAATCATATCTATAACTGGAGTAATTTCAAGTATACAGGGTGTTTTTGTATTACCTAAAATATCAATGATTTTAGAAGTAACCCTATTTATACTTATATCAATTTCTTCACCTAGTTTAAATGTTGATTTAAAATTCAAAGTAAGTTCATATGATTGTTCACTCACTAATTTTTCTTGATGTTTTTCAAGGATTACATTGTATATAGAGTTTAAATCATTAAACTTTAAATTTCCATTTTTACAAATAGCTATAATATTACTTATTTTTAATAGTACATCATCCTCTGAAATACCCTCTATTAATAAAGTCACGGTTATTGCACTATAACTTTCTTTTTGCTTATTAAGGTGAGGATTAAATGATGATTCTAACCATTCATCAAAATTTACTATATTACAGGCCTGTATATCTCGGCCTGTTAAAGTAGCATTATTTATTTTTAATATATCTATATTATTAACTAACATTATCTAACACCTTTCAATCTAATTGCTGCTTGATTCATGAAGTAATCAATATCATTTCTATCTTTAAACCCATAGTTACCGTAAAAATTAACTATATTTTTTGATGCATCACCATTACTATATTTCATATTTTCATCAGCAGTTATTACCCTCTCACCTTTGTGTAGCCGAGCTACATACCCATCATATGGTACATAATCCAGTCCATTGTAATGAGACCCTCTTGATTGACCTTTTGATACACTTGGAGAAACTGGATTCCAATTAAACCAACTTTTTACTCCACCCCAAGCATCCTTAACCCAATCGAATAAATTCCAATCTTTTTTACATTGAACTTTGATTGCACTATCCCATATAGAATCTTTCTTTTTGTTGTATGAGTCTACAATAGGTTGGAATTTAGCACCATTTTTTAATTCTTGGTCAATTTTTTCTTGAGCTTTTATAGGGTTACCATAAATTAGGCCTGTACTTTTATCCCATACACTAACTATTCTTCCACTAGATTCATCAACTTTTACATAGCAGTCATGCATTTTTTTATCGGTTTCATTATAAATTTTGTAAAATCCCGTTTCAGTAATGCCCATCATGCCTTGCATGTGTTCTCCAAATCTAGTTAATCTTTTATAGTTACTTTTCTCTTCATTTGTCATTATCTTTCCATTACTAGTATCTATATAATCTATTAATTCAGGATACTTTTTAAGAGCTTCATCAAGGAAACCTTGATATTTTTTCTTTTCATTGTCAACTGCATCAGTTTTTAACTTCTCTAATTTTTTAATTTGATCATCACAAGCCTTTTGTTGCTCGGTATTCATTCTAGGTCTATATAGCTTTAGTTCTTCAATTTGTTTATCATAGTTTTCTCTTACACTTTTTATTTCTTTATCTCTAGCTTTAGATTTTTCACTCAATAAAGATGATAATCCTTTCATATCTAGATTTTTCATTCGAGCGTTAAAATCTGCCTGTGCTGCAAAAAGTTCTTGATTATTCTTTGCTGTATTATTTAGAGAAACTTTGCCCATTTTGATTGTTAGATCTTGAATAGTTTTAATTTCGTCTTGCTTTACGTCTCTATGCTCTTTGGCTGCTTTATCATATATTTGATTTATTTTATCCTGATATCCTTTTACTTGTTTAATTTGAGAGTCTTGAGATTTATTAAAAAACTCCATTAATTTTTTCTCATTTTTATCTAATGTTCCATCATCGGCTTTAAAACTTTCTGCCATAGCCTTTTGAGCCTCTGGAGTTCTCTGTTTAATTTTTTCTATAGTTTCATTGAATAGATCATCGGTTCTTTTCTTTAATGAATCTATTTGTTTTTTAGTTATAACTCCATCTAATCCATTAGATTGTTCCAATTCAAAATTTAAATTAGCTATTTTATTTGAGGTATCAGTAAGTGCTTTTTGTGTCTCTGGAGAGATTTTTTCGCTCCAGTCTTTATGCTTAATATTTAATTTATGCATCTCATCGGCACTTAAGGTTAAGTTTCCATGAAGTGCCTCTAGAGCATTTCCAAAGAATCCTAATTCTTCTTTACTTTCTAGACAACTACTCTTCATTACCTGTGCATTTTTAGCTAATAAGTATGTGCCTCCTGCTACAGCTGCTAAAATACCAACTAAAGGAAGTGCAACTCCTCCTAATGTACTAAATCCTATAGCTGCTCCTCCAGCCGCAGAACCTGCACCCGCTGTAGCAGTTCCAGTACTAACAATAAGAGGTGTTAATTTTGTACATAATCCAATACCTTTGCCTAGGGTAGTTAAAACTGGACCTGTAGCAGCTGCAAATAGTCCTAATTTTATAATTAAGCTTCTAGTACCTTCATCCATAGATGTAAAACTTTTAATAGTTTCATTAGCTTTATTTATTAAAGGAGTTAACATAGGCAATAAGTCATCCCCTATAGTAGCTCCTAACTCTTTAGTAGCCTCCCAGAAGGTTCTAGTTGCATTTGCTGCTTGGTCGTTAGTCCTAGCAAAATCGCCTTGAGCATCTTTTGTTTTAGACATTACATAGTTATATCGAAGTTGAACCTGCTCTGCTTGATTCATATTTTGAACTTTTTTATGAATGCCTTCATTTTCTGCGAACTGTTGTAAATTTGTTTGGGTCATAACGATACCTAAGCCTTTTAATGCCTCAGTTTCACCTGTATAGACACCTGTTAATGCCTCATTAGCCCTATCTATACTAATATTTTTAAAAGAGGCCAAGTCAGCTGCTAATTGAGTTAAATTTGTAGAATACTCCATAGTAGCTTTAGAACTTAATCCCATACTTGAACCCATATCTCCGAATTTACTAGACATTTCTAATGCACTGGATTGACACATACCCATAGATTCTAATGAGGTTTTTGACCATTCAATGACAGTTTCAGCATTTTTCTTAAATACTACTTCGGTTTTATTTAAGTTTTCATTTAAATCACTGGCTGTTTTAAAACTAGCTGTTCCAGCTGCTAAGATTGGTAAAGTTAAACCAAACGTTAAACTAGATCCTACGCTTTGTAATTTTCCAGATACCTTATCTAATTTATCATTAATCTCAGATATTTTAGCTTTTTTAATTTCTTTATTAGTATCCTTTAAAGCTTTTTGGGTTTGTAACAACTCCGTTTGAACTCCATTTAATTTAATTTTATATTCATTAAATTCGTCAGTTGCTTTATTTACTAATTTTTCATTTTCTTTATACTCCGCATTTAAAGCATTTATTTTAGATTCTAGCTTTTTAACCTCATTGCTATTTTTACCGTATACAGACTCAGCTTTTTTATGTTCTTCAGTTAAATCCTTTAGTTGTTCCTCTAGTTTTTTGCCTTTATTTGAATACTCTTCTAATTTTTTTTCTGCTTCACTATATGCTCTCTTTGTTAAGTCAATAGCCCTTGACTGCAATTTTAGTTTTTCAGATAGTTCATTTTGTTTATTTGCTAATACACCTGTTTTATTACCGAGTAATTCTGCACTAGCCCCAGCTAATTTAAAGCTAGACTCAGTTAATTTAGCCTCACTATTAAGTTCTTTAAATTGTTTTTCTAGCTCAGAACCTTTTCTATCCGCCTCGTCTACACCTTTATTATAATCACTTAGATTTGCTTTTATCTCACAAACTAAGGGTGCTAATTCTACTCCGTTTGCCACCTATGCACCTCCTCTCTCGTTAAATGATTTAATTTTTTTGTAATCAGCTTTAGTTTGAGTAAGTCCCCATAAAATTTCTAAAAATTCTCTTCCTTTGTCTGACTGTTTTAATCCATAGATCCAAGATTCTTTTCTATACAATAAAAAAAGCGAGTATGGAAGTTGATAAATTTCATTAAAATTCAATCCTGTATACTCACTTATACTTTTTATATCTGATGTTACATTTACATATTCTTTCTCCCATTCTTCAGATGGAAAATACTTATCTACTATAGCTTCACCTATAGGTCCTTCTGGAATGGGATTCTTTAGTTTGGGTCTGTTTCAGCTCCAATTATAGAATCTATTAATTTTTTATATAAAGCCTTAATAGCTGTAAATGTTAGTTTGTCTATATCCTCACTTTTAAATTTAACATTATTTGAGTTAGTATTTAAAAATTCTAATAGTATATCTTCTTGTTGTTTATTTATTTCTTCTTCAGTTAAATTAATTATATTTCTTTCATAAGCCCTTACTTTTTTTGCTAAAGCAAATGAAGGCTGCTTCAATTCTATATCAGCCTTATTTATCCTTATTTGTATTGATTGATTAGTTATTAAATCTAAATCTAACATAGTATCCTCCTATAATTCTTGCTCAAATTCAGCTAAGAAATTCTTTATAAATTCTATTCCTTGTAACTCTGCATTGATAGTAGTTTCCTTATCACCAAAGTCTAGTCCAAACCCATTACCACCTTGTCCTATCATTGTAAATCTTAATTTTTTACCATTCTCATCATGAACAAATCTTAGTAATACAGTTTTTAGTGATCCACCACCACCAAAAGTTAATTTCTTAATTTTTTTCTCCGCATCCTCAGTTATTTTAGCTGTAGATAGTAATGCTAATTTATCTAAATCCCAAGTTATTATACCTGTCTTAACACTTATTTGCTCATCTGTTATAAAACTTTTCACTACACGTCCATATTGATTTTTAACATCATACTTTTTAGGTTTATAATCTATTTTAAATCCACTATTACAATACCCTACATTATTCTCATCAGCTTCTAGAGTGGCATGTTCTGGTATTTTATCTCCAGTAAATTCCATCATATATATTTCTCCAGAGCCTAACATTATCTCATTCTTATCCATAATAATTATCCTTTCTTATATTTAATTATAAAATAACGCTATTTTCAAACATTTGTAAATCGTCTCTAAATAGCGTTCCGCCACCACTTCTAGTAGCTTTAAAAGTAATATTTTTATAAGTTTTAAACTTACTATCACTTTCGTTATTTATAAATATTTTTTCTAAGCATTCTTCTATTTCTTTTACTTTGTCATAATCATTCCAAATTATTTTAATTTCTAATTGGGTCTGACTTATATAATCTTTTGAAATAGGAGTATAGCTATATACTAATGAAGGGCTTTTTAAATCGGTTGTAAAAAGAGGGAATAGTCTATTTGCACCAATTAAATTAACTATATCTTTATTGCTATTTATAAAGTTTATAATTGTGTTTTCTATCTTAATCCCTCCCCTAGAATCTTTTGTATTTTTTTCATATTTGCTATTTTTGCAGATTCTAAAAATGGTTGAGGCTTTTGTCCCACGGTAATATGCCAGCCTTTATATTTGCCTGACTTAGCCTCATATTTCCATGGGGTTTTGCGTCCATCTCCATTAATTGCATATATTCCTGTTCCCTGATGTACATAGGGGCTATATTCCATGGTATTTCCAACTCTTCCTATAACTTCTCCAAACAAAATATTTACATCATGTACCATAGCTGCTCGTAATAGTCCTTGATCTACAGGGCAATTCTTAATGCTATCCCTTTTTAATAACAAGCATGCTGTATTAATATTTTTTAATATTTGATTTTCTACTTGTCTCTTAACTCGCTCACAACTAGAGCTAAAACTTTCATTAGACATTTTCTATCACCTTCAAAAATAATTGATTTAGACGACCTTGTGGAATTGACCCATTAATAATATATATTTTATCTCCATCATTTAGCCTATGGTTACTTGATATATTCTTATTAAACGTTAATCCAATATGGCTACTCTCGTTATATATAGCATTGTTAGTGTGAACTCTACTATCAGTTTCATAAATAGCAACTAACACATCTTCCTTGTCTACCCATTCTTTCTTTCTAGATAGTGAAGGAGTTAGTACCTCCTCACTAGCTTGTATCTTAAAACTTCTCATATTGCTGTTTATACTCATAACATCACCTTATCTTATTTAGGAAGTTTTCTATATCTATTCAATTTCCTAATTACATCTTTTGAAAATCCATCTATATAGCTTGTTGAAACTCCACTAAAACTTTCACTAGAAATACCTTCTGTTCCAAGTCTATTACACTTGATGACTATTAATTCAAGTATGGTACTGTTTAAAGCTACTGGGATATCTTCTCTATTTAAATATCCTTTCAAATCTTCCTGTGTTTCTTCAATTAAATCATTGAGTAATGTATCAGGTTGATTTGATGCTGAGATACTTCTTCTTTTAACTTTTTCTAATAAAATAGTATTATCTATTTAAATCACCTTCTTAAATTAAAATAGAGAGGTTTTACCCTCTCCTATGCTTGTGGTTGACTTACTTCTAATTGATAGTTAAGAACAGCTATTGCTTCTTGTCTTAAAACTTTAGAACCATATACACATAATCCTCTTATACCATCTGCAAATGAGCCTTGTAATCTCATTGCTTCTGTTTCCTCTAGTTGTTTAGCTGAACCTATAGCACTTTTGTGATGTGCTATTATTTGACCAGCTGGAAGTTCCTCACTAGACATTACTTGAAGTCCATTTATCTTTTGACCCTCTACTATTCCATTAGCTAATACATTAGGATTTTTAGTGAATCTATCATCTTTAGATAGTAACCCTAAGTACTCTGAATCTACCGTTACAAATCTATCGGCTTTAGGCACCTTATTCTTTGATAATTTAGTTCCTAAATCAACTATTTTATCGTATGCTTCTTTTGGTGTTACCGTAATTTTAGATGATTTACTTCCTAAAATATTACTAGCTTTTGCTCCAGCTGCTAATATTGAAAAGAAATTACTATCATATGCTTCAGCTAAGATTGCTCCATGCTCTTCTAATGTAGGTTTCATTACATCACCTTTTAATTGAGCTTTGTCAACATCATCTATAGAGAATGCAAAGTATTTTTTTTGGTCAAATACCATTTCTATTGGATTTGTATTAACTTCATCCCAGTCAACTTTACCTGAATAATCCTTTAACGTTCCAGCTCCTACTCTATTAAATATTACTTTTTCTCCTTTAATATCTGATGGTGCTGTTGACATTAAGTGGGCTATTGATACATTATGAAAATTTGCTAATAGACCTCCTTCCCATAGTGTCGGTTTAAAGTTTGCTACTGTCATTATTCTTCATCCTTCCTTATTTTAAATTTGTATATGCTTCTGCTATTTGTTCAGCAGTCATATTGTCAGCGTTATTTATAAAATCTTCCCAAGAGTTACCTTTACTTGGTGGAGTATCTGGGTTAGGTGGAGTTCCTCCTCCTAATGAAACTTCAAACATGTCTTTGTAATTTTCTTTAAATGTTTTTAGTTGTTCATCTAATCCTGTTACTGATCCATCTTCATTTACTACTAATTTATCTTTATCAAATTTAGATGCTAATAGATCTGCATGTTTTGCTTTAGATTTAGTTAATGCATTACTGATTGCACTATCTAAAGTTAAATTTTTTATCTTCTTCTCACTATCTGATTTTAATTTTTTGATAGTATCTTCATGGTCATTAATTTTTTTTTGAAGTTCTTCATTATCTATATTATCTTTTTTAAGTCCTTTGATAGTCTTATTAGAGGTTTCTAACTGACCTTCTAAATCTTCATACTCTCCCTTTAGTTTTTTATATTTTTCATCTGCATCTTCTAAAGTGGTAGTATAGAGTTTTTCTTTCTTCATAGCTCCTAGAATTGCTTTTATTTGATTATCATCCAATCCTTGAGCTCTTAATAATGCTTCAAATTCCATTTTAAATCCCTCCTATATATTCCTTTAAAGCTAAAAAGGCAAAATAAAAAAGCCTTATTTCTAAGACTTTTTACGTTATAATTTCTTATATAAATTTATTAATAGCACTATATTAGTAGCAGTTAAGTTTATTGCATATGTAACAAACTCTTCTGATATCCATTCCTCTTCAGTTCCTTGACCATGACCAACTTTATTTCTTATTACAGGTAAACCATTTTCTAAAGAACTTATAAGACCTTTAAGCATATTTTTTATTCCATGGAAATTATTTTCTAAATGTTTTGGAATAATTTTAGCCTCTATTAAATCATTAATTAAATCGTTAGCTGCATGCTTAGAGTTATATCTAGTAACTAACTCGCTTTTATTTTCACATATAATTTTCATAGTGCTTTCAAAAGCTTTATTACAGTTAATTATAGCATTTTTAAAATCTGCAGAAGAATCTTCTTTAGAGCACCCTTCTTTATAATATCTATGTGCTAAAAGAAACTCTTCATTTGCTGATGTAAATTCCTCTTCATACAATAAGTTTAATGCTGGTTTTACTATTTCTTTATGAGTAAATTTTCTATCTATACGAATAATTTCTCCTTCACAATATTCGTAACCAAGATTATTTTCTTTAAATCTATGGTTCAATGTTTCTATTGCTTCATCTGGATCTAAATCACCGGAACCGTAACCATTCATATAGTCTTTTCTATCCTGATCAATAATTACAAAAGCTAACTCAACAGCATCTAAAAAATAATTAATATTTTCTACTGTTTTTAAAAATGTTTCAAATTCTTCTTTTGTAGTACTACAATAATCTGAAACTAATGTTTCAAGTCCATACTCTCTTAATAGAGTTTCTACAACCCTGTGCCATAAGTTTACTCTTCCCCATGTATCTCTTATTATATATACTACTTGCATTCTAATTCTATCTGGAATTGAATCATATTCATATGGATCATTATTATTAGTACTTTCGGCTATTCTTTTTGAATACAGTTTATATACCATAAAATCACTCCTTTAGATATAATTTTACAATATATTCTATTTTTGGTAAATAAAAAACACCTACTATTTTTCCTTAAGTAAGTGCTTTTATCATTCTATAACTTGTTTTGCCCATTCTATGTCTTGTTTCATATCAATATTAGGGTATTTTATTTGTAGCTCTTCAATAAATGTTATAAACTTTTCACTTTGAGATTCTGCTGCAATATCTTCAAATTGTTCTGTTAATACAGATAAGTCTTCTTCATTGCAGTTTCTTAAATATTCGATAGTTCTATCTATATCTTTAGCAAATATTTTAGGTAGTACATCCCACCATTCTGTAGGAGCATCTACTTTATGTTCTTCTGTCCATTTTCTATAACTTAGTATTTCATTAACTTTTTCTAAATTAAACATTTTCATTCACCTCTAATAATCTTTGTATATTATCCGGGAATATAGTATCTATCGTCCGTCTACTACAATTATAACATACTACAACCGTAACATCATTATAATTAGCATACTTATACATAGCGGTAGTAACTCCTCCATATTCAAACTTATCTACCTTATACTTACTCTTATCTTTTAGGTTAGCTACATATATACCAGCTTTCTCAATATCTTTTGATGTCCAATCTTTTGGAAACCAACTTTGATTTATATCTTTTTGCTTAGTTTTTTCTCTATGGTTAGGTACATTACCACAGCGAACCCCATTAGAGTATTCTTTGATAATATTAAATTCTATTTCTTTTTCTTTTAAAAGTTTGATATTGTCTTGTCCATGTCCACCACTTTTAAACTTAATTTCTCCTGGTTTAATTCTCTTTGGATTTTTAGGATTAGTGAAATCTCCTTCATTTGAATGTTTTAAGGATTTTTCAGGTATATTAAGTTTTCTATTTTTATTATCTAATCCATTATCTAAATTATTTCTTCTATCAAACTCAGTATTAATTTCTTCTTTTGCATTATCATGATCTACTTGGGTATCCTCATCATCTATAACTGGCAAATAAGTACATCTACAATTAGCATGTAATGGTAATATAGGTCTATCTTCTAAACTATATATATTTCCATGCTTTATACCACAACTAGGACAAGTTCTTTCATCTACAGCAGCCCATAATTGTACTTTTTTACATCCAGCATCCTTATATGCTTTAAATGAGCTTTCATTTAAATAATGCATAGTCTCTGTTCTAACTAATCTATGAGTTATATTGAAACCTTCATTCATCCTGTTATTAAGTTGTATTGCAATTTCTGTTACAGTCTTGCCTTGTTGTAAACCTATAGTTAATGCTTCATTTAAGTTATTAGCTAATACCTTAGTATTCTTCCATAACCTTTTAGAAAAGCTACTATCAAGCCAAGGTTTATTAAGTAATTGTTCCATAAGCTCTTTATTAGGAATAGAAAATTGCTCTTTCCCTAATGCTTCCATGATTGATTCATAGTTATATTCAAAACCTTCGTACATATTTGATCTTCCAAAGTTTTCTACATTACTAGCTAAATCTTTTATAATTATATTTATATTATTTTGTAACTTAGTTAATCTATTAAACTTATGCATATCACTTAACATAGGGGTTGATGTTTGCAATTTTTCTGAAACCTTATATAATTCTTCTCCTATATTGTATGAAGCCTCTTGATACATTTCTAATAAACTTCTATTCTTTTCTTCCAGTGAATTATATATATCCCATGTTTTTTGAGCTGCTCTTTTCTCCCAATATGTAGATTCCTTACTCATCATCTAAACCTTTTGAGGATGGTATTTTGTCAAACTCTATGCCGAATTCTTCCTTTTCTTTATCTAATTGTTCCTGCTCTTCTTTTAGATCCTTAACCCATGGATGATTTGCTATTATAGTTTTATTACTTATAACACCTTTTGACTTCATACAGTTATCTATAGTTTCAGTTTCATTAATTTTTATATTTTTATTAAAAATTAACTCTACATCTATATTTTGATATGATCCCTGGCTACTTTCATTAAGATATATATTTACAAAATATAATAACTCTTCAAAAGCTCTAATAAATAAAACTTCTAAAGAGTTACATTTTAAATCTATTCCACTATATAGAAACTTAAGAGCAATACCAGATGGAGAACTTCCAAACTTATCTAAGTCTTTATTTACACCTTGACCACATTCATTTATATCTCTTTTTAATTGTTCATAGTGTATCTTGATTGCCTCTACATCTAACTTAGGACTTAATGTATCTACTCCACCTTCAGCTGCATCATCAATAACTATGGCTCTATAATAATTTAACTTATCCATGAATTCGCCTAAATCTTCGCCTCCATAACCTTTTAAAACAAATATCAAGTTTTTAACTTCTTCTATAAAGTTCGCTACATCACTTCTACTCAAATCATAATTGTCTATTAAGCTTTTTATAAACTTTATATCAGGTTTCTCTATTCTATTGTTTTTAAACGGTACAAAAGGAATCTTATTCCATACAGCCCATTCTCCATCTTTTAAATAATGGCCTTTATCTCCTTCAATATTAAAATACTCTTCACTATCAAGTAGTATTTTATCTCCATCCTTTATATAGTGTTCCATCTTATCTTTAAACCAAACTTCTATCTTAGTTACTACTTTCTTTTTAGTTCCTTCATAGGTTACAATATCATAAAATCTTATTAATCTGTCTAATTCTTTATGTTTTCTATTTTTCCAAATAGGAATTATTTGTTCAGTTGGAATAACCATAGTATCAAACTTACCTTCTTCATTTATAAATAAATGTAACCATGAAATTCCTTTGTTACTTGCTTCATAACCTAATTCATTAAATGTGTCTTGAAAATATTTACCTAAAGTATCTTTAACTTTATTTATATACTCTTCATTATCAGACTTTAATGTATATGGTTTAGTTAAAAGATAACCTACTTTTTCATCTACTAAGTTTTTATATAAAGCATGAGCTAATTTGTTATTAGCTTTATATTTTAATTCTTCATTACTGCCCTTCTCTGTAGGTCTAGTAATTTTTCTATTAAAAATATCATTATCTACTTCATAGTATCTTTCTCCTGTAAGCATCCAATTTCTTTTATCGGAATTCAAGAATTCATTTAACTCTTCTGATATCCATTGTATTGTAGTCATTGGTCCTTCGACTTTAACAGGCTCTAATTTACCTACCCCAAACATAGATTTCCTCCTTTCTGCCAACTATTCCCTAAATATAATTTTTCGGAATAGTTGTAAACTTTATAGTATTTCCAATGCTTTTAAGTTCCGGGTAACATAACTTTAATTTTTAAAGTCTTTACTATTTAAAAAAGTTTTCTCTAATTTAACTAAATCTAATGTGAAATCTTTAATTTTTAAAGTTTTTTAGAGTTTTATAATAGTTTCACTTTATTTTATTAATTATTTAAAAACTCTTAACCCACTACCTTTACTCTCTGTATAAATTGCATATCTTAAAGCATCTAAAACGTCATCCCATAGTTTTATAGGTTCACCTGTTGTTTTATTCCATGCATACATGAAGATTTCTTTTTTAAATAGTTCAACATTATCTTCAATAACTTTAAGACTGTTAGTTTTAAATCCTTTTGCTACAACTTCTATTCCACTTAGTCTTGACTTATTGGCATTCTTTGCTCTTAATCCTTCTCTTTTAAATCTAGCTACATGCTCTGGTCTTGCACTATCGCAATAAAATACTATATTTCCATATGTTTTTTTGATTTCTTTGCCTACATTTACCCAATAATCTATTTCTTCATATTGCTTAGCATATTCTTTGAGTAAGTATAAATTATCATTATCATCTTTACCTATAACAACTATAGATCCATAATGTTCATATCCCCAGTCAACTCCTGCGAAATATTTTACAAATTTAACATTTTTTAATTGTTGTGTAGTTATATAGTGTGTATCTTTTCTAAAGTCTTTATATACAATCCCTTCTGCTGATACCCATAACCCTTTAATATCTCTGTCATAGAACATTCCAGAAGGGGTTGATGCCTTTACATTATTTCTGTATCTATCACTTAGAAATGTATTATCATCTAATTCATAGTGATATTCTTGTATTATTTTGCCATCTGCTTTATCTATAAAGTTAACTTTTAACCAATGTTCTGGTTGATCTGGGTTTGTATCTATTAATATTCTAGCTCCTTCACCTGAACATCTAGCTTTAATTTCATTGAATACTATTTCATTAGCCATAGTTCCTTCATTGATATAAGCTCCAAATGATGTCATACCTCTTATTCTTCCTAAATCATTTACTTTAGAATGTCCAAAGCAACAAACTTGAACTCCAAATAATATAAATCTATTATGTTTGTCAAACTTAAATTCTATATCATATTTATTTGTTAATTCGTTTAATACGTTCCTTTGTACAGCTCCTAAATCTGCTCCTGCTAAAATGTATTGTGGTAGAGGTATATTTAGTTTGTTAGCTATCTTTCTAACCCTTCTAAGTTCATATAAGAATAAATCATTATCTAAAATAGTTTTTCCTGTTCTTTTTGCTCCATGATTAATCAGCATAAAGTAATCATTAGTCATGGCAAAGTTTAATACTTCTAATTGCTTACCATGGTATAGATCATTCAGCATTCGTTATACTCTTTTCTAGTTTAGTAAAGTATTCATCTATCTTATCTTCTTTATTCTTCTCATTGTTTACTATCTTAGATTTCTCAACTTCTGTTCTTGACTTAGAATAATCTATATCTTGCTTAATTTTCTTTATCCTTGTCTTTTGCTCTTCTGTAGCTAATTCCCAATTAGCATTAACCATAGTTTCATATTGCTTTATTAATGATCTTAATTCCCCCATAGCTCTACTCTGAGCATTTAAAAATGTAGCTTGTCTATCCCAAGCAAACTGAAACTCATATTCTATCTTTTGTCCATATTCACTAGTTTCTTCCTTCTTAAGTTCCTTTATCATTTCTTCTTTATTCTCAACATACATAATGTGCTGAGCTCTTATTATTGCTGCATATTGAATTGTAATTTGCTCCCAAAGTATATCAAGTTGATTTTTTTCGGATATCTCTTTCATTAAATCCAAAGTTTCTTTTGGCAAGTGCTTTGAGAAAAAGCCAAACTTTTCAGCATTTTTATTACTTATGGGTGCTCCATGTCCAACTGAGTTTTTATTATTAAAGGGTGCACCCCTTTTATTGTTAGGTGCACCCTTATTTCGTTTCTCTTCTGCCCATTTATAACGCTTTATCCATGATTTTAAAGTGTTTATACTAATATCATACTTAACGCAGATTTCCTTTTGTTTAAGTCCTTCAAGATAGTCTTTTTTCACTTCAACCTTTATTTCATCCATACCACCACCTCGCTTGTTTTGTTTATTTTGGAAATAAAAAAGAACCCTGAGAGAGTTCTATAATTTTATATCATCTTCTTCTAATAGTAATCTCTTAATTACTAATTGTTTAGTAGATATATTTAATATTTCTTCTTTTATCTTTTTATTTTCATCTTTAGCCTTTATTCTTTCTTGCTTTCTATTTTTTTTATTCTTCTCTGTATGAAATAAGTAAATTAGTATTACTCCAAGAGCAAATAGAGCATATCCCCTTACTTCTGCCCTGCCAATTCCTAATACATTATTAACATCTACTATTAAAGTAATCATATATATAACAAAGATTGCTACATTTATTGTTATAGACATAAATCCTATTTCTTGATTCTCTACTTTAATAATTTCATTTAACTTTTGTTCTCTTTCTAATTCTAGAACGTTATATATAGTTATTTTTCGTTCTTTACATAGCATATTCTTATTTGCATTGTAGTATAAATTATATTCTCGTTCTATTTTTTCATTTATATTCATATACTCATCATCCTCCGAATTTTATATTACGGTGGATTTCAAAATTTCTTTATTTTTATATACTTGCTTTAATATAAAAAAGAACTTCATTTCTAGAGTTCTTTTTATTTAAACTTTACTTAACATTTAATATTTTTTTAAGTTCACTAACTGATTGAGTTGATACATTCATAGATTTATCTGTTTCAATACTTAAATCATATTGTTTAAATTTACTTTTACCTTCTTTATTGTCTATTTTTTTACCTGTTCCATGCTCTAAAACATAATAGTCTTCATATTCATTTTCTAAACTATCTTCATATGATACCTTAATATAAGATTTTTTCTCTATATATACGGAGTCTTCTCTATCTGAAAAATGATTTATTATACTTCCCCAAAATTCATTATATGCTTTTGAATTATTCTTCCCTGTATGTGTAGCTATTGTCCCTGTAGGTCTATTCGTTAGGATTTGTCCTGTATAATATCCTTTTACAGGTATTTCTTTTTGTATATGTTCCAAATTCTCACTTGTATACTCTACATTATAAAATGTTCGTATACTGCTATTAAAATCATTTAAACCTTCTCCATAATTTTCTATAACAATTTCGTCACTACCAATATCAGTTCCATCGCTACTTCTCACATATTGTTCAAATATATTAATTTTAGGTATAATTTGTTGCCTAGATATTTCAGCTTGATACGTATAAATTTTATTAGTTTTACTTAAAAGTATATTTGACTGAATAACAGCCAAAAGACCTAATACAGAAATTGCAATATTTACTAAATCTTTATTTTTTTTAACTTTCTTTACAAAACAATTGATTGATTTTTTATTATCCTTCTTCATTAATCTTCCCCTTATTAATTACATATATATTTTTTCAACCATAAAATTATACATTATCTTACTTTGTATTTCAATTTTTGAGTTTAATTTAATACTTTAATTTTGTTACTTTTACTTTTTTATATAATCACCTTTTATACAAAATAAAAAAGCCTAGTTAACTTCTAGGCTTTTCATTAGTTAAAACGAGTGTACGTATTTTTTAGTTTATACTCAGTACCTCTACAGAGTTTCTCTTTTCGTAGTCCAATTTTAGCAAGCTGCTGGAGTTGCACCAACTAATACTCTTACTTTCACGTTACCAGGGCAAGAGGAACCCTGCCCATTTTATATATAAAAAGGGGTATTTGTAGTAACAAATTTAGGTTGCCCTAAGTTGTCTATATTAATATAATATCACCTTTAAACCCCTGAAAAATCTTCACTTTGTAGTTAAAGTGTAGTTAAAGTGTTGGTTTAGTTAAATAATGGTAAATCTTCATATGTTGGATATAACATTCCCATTATTTTATACACTAATCTTTCCCTAACTGTATAACAATGACTACGATCCATATGTAGTTTCATACTTATATATTTCATATTGTTTTTAGATTTACTATTATAAAGCAACTCAAAAAAGCTAGTTTCATTTGTATCTAGGCAACTCAATGCATTTTCTATTTTCTGCTTTTCTATTTCTTTTTCTAATTTATTTTGCATTAACTTAGATATTCTTTTTTCTTTAGCTATAACTTCATTCTCTACAGTTCTAGATATATTGTAAGTTACTCCTGTTCTTTCATCATAACTTATAGATCCACAACCTCTATATTCCATTTTCTCTTTCTTTATATCTAATTCTATGTTATTGATTTGCATTTCTAAATATTTATAATTGTATAGTTTACCTTCAACTTTTTTAAATAATTCTTTTTTGTCCATAAATAATTCCCCTCCATATTAAGCTAACTCTTCTATTGTAACTTCCACACGAGGTCTATCACTATAGAACTTCTTAGAAACTACCTCCACAATCTGTGCATCATCTTTATAAGCTATTCCATTTAAGCTATCAGCTATAACCTTTATAACATTATCTAAATCTGGTTTCTTAGTTGGTCTTATAACTCCATCTAACTTAGCTCTAGCTTCTTTAAACTCTTTAGTTTTTATATTATTTTTAGCTATAGCATTTATATCTTTTTTAGTAATTCCGTAATAACAAACTATAGACATTTTCACATTACCTCCAAAGTAGTGCTTAACTTTAGTTCTGTATAATAACTTTACCCAATTTTCATAATGCTTAGTTTGCTCTGGTGTAAATACTCTACCATTTTGAGTTGAAAATTTTGGGCGCTCTTTTCCTTTTGCTTCCCCATCTATCGTAAAATTAACTTTCATATCAATCTCCTTAAATTATTAAATTTTATTTAAAATTTTCCAAACCTATAATTTACTTATTTCTACATATACTACTTGTAAAAAGGATGTGAATTTATGTCTTGGAAAAAGCTAAATATTGTTTTTGCTATAACTTTAATTTTATTTACAAGCACTATAAGTTTTTCTAATGCTTGTAATGTTTCTGCTCCTGTTCCGGTTAGCAATCGATTGATTAAAGACCTAGAATTGATTGATAATAATATGTACCTTCTAATTAAATATGTAGCTGCAGGAAACTATAAAGAAGATAAAGTTGAAAAGGATATTAAATTTATAGAAGCAGCAATTAACACTTTAACTGCTGAAACAGCAAAACTTCCTCAAAGAGATAATGATGTAATTCTATCTATGCAATCCATATTAAATTATTATAAAATTTCTTTAAGTAGGCTAAAAGCATATTTTGAAACTAAAGATGCTGATAATTTAATTGATGCTATTGTTTCATTTTCTTCAGGTTATGACAGCTCAAATAAGCTTAGACAGATTATAGGTGGAGCGGGAAAATAAAATCCCGCTTTACTGTTTTTTATGTCTTACATATCTAATTTTTATTTATAATTTAATTATCATCTGTAATATCCAATCATAACTATTTGCCTGCAATCCCTACCAGAGTGTATAGATGGATTATATCTTCTACTTTCATAAACTTCTTAATATCTTCATGTGTAATAGTTCTAGTTACAAACTCAATCTCGCAAGCCTTATCAACCCTATCTTTAAACTGTCTATACATTTCACCAGATAATTCAACTTTCTTATATAGATCCATATTAAATGCTTTTACCTTATCTAGTTCTTTATCTCTCTCTTGAATACACCATTTCATACCTTCGATTTTCTTATCTCTTTTTCCTAGCTCTAGTTTTAAACTCTCAATCTCGCTATTTTTTTCTGTAACTGTCAAGTAACTTAAATCTTTAAGTTCTTGTAAATCTGACTTTAAACTTTCTATCTTTTTATCAGATGAATCTTTTACACCTTCTAAAACCTTTATATCTGAAATTAACTCATTAGTTTCTCTTTCATAAGTACTCCTTAAAACAAATGGTAATTTTATTTTCATCTACTACTCCCCCCTATTCTTCTCTACCTTTTATTCCCCAGGCAGTCATTATCTTATCTGGGCTAATTGGATACCTTATCTCTCCGTTTATCTCTTTTCCACATATACATTGTGCTAATGCCATATAATTCGGATATGTTCTATCATCACTTGCCTTAAAGGATATATCTTTTATACTTGTTATAGTAGTTTCTTTTTTCATATCAACTCTCCATAAACTTAGGATTTAGATAATTCTTGTCCATCTTCTTAAAGTAAGCTTCTTTTATCTGGTCCATATCTAATCCTAATGAATATACAAGTTCTACATATTTAGTTACTAAAGTATCTAGCTTATGTCTACCAAACATCTTTTTCCAGGGCAATGTTGTTATCTTATAAGCTAAATATATAAACTGTCTTTCTAAGCTAGTTGTTTGTATTTCATCAACTGTAACTATTAAGTCAACATCTAACTCATTAGCTAAGTTTCCTATATGACTTAGCAGGTCCGATAACTCTTCTATTAACTTTTCTTGATCAACTGGAAGCCTGTCCCACCATTTATGTATTTTAGTTTCATTAAGTACCTCTATTAACTCACTAATCAAAGCTAATGTAAGCCACATAGGCACCTGAAATTTATCTTCTTGATAATTTATACCTTCAACACTTTTTAAATGTTCTATAAAGCTTTTTTGTTCTTTTTTTACATAGTTTAAATCAATGACTTTACTCATTATTCCCAACCCCCTCTTTATATGTAATTTTGTATCTTTTCCTAAATAATCTACCAGCTGCTATAACTTCATTTACTGCGTGTCTAGTAGATCCTAAATATTTACATGCCTTATTTACACTTTCAAACTCCATAGTTTTATTATTTATATTATCTTCAACTATCAAAGGCTTTCTAATAACTTTTCTTATAGGATCTAATCCTATTATTCTGTATCTCTTTTTAAACCTTCTATTAAGTTTTATATAAGTTGTTATATCTGCTCTTCTTATATTTAAAAACTCACAGCAGTCTGTTAAGTTATCAAAATCATATTCTTTGTTTTCAACTTCATCTATTACCTTGACTCTATATCTATATTTCTTTCTTGTCTTACTCGGTTGTCTATATTCTCCACCATTTTTATCTTTTACATCTTCCAAAGTTATATATTTTACAGCTTTTCCTATACTTAATTTTGGATTTAATATACAAGCTAACAAAGCCATATAATTATCTGTCAATTCAAAATCACATGTGTTAGTGTGATCCATTTCTTATTCCCCCTTATTCTCCAGAAGAGATTAACCCTCCCTATTTAAATTTATGTTTTTGATTTTCTAGTATCATTCTTTCAAGCGCTTCCTCAGAATACTTGCTATAACCATCACTACCAATAAAATTATGAACTTTAGGATTTTGCTTTCTACCTGAATTACTTTTATCAAAGTTGGATATACTTTCACTAGTAAAATCTTTATTTATTGCCTTTATAAGAAATCCTACTAGATTTCTTATATTAGATTGTCTCTTAGAAAGCTCAATCTTTTCTTTGAGATAGTCTAAGTCGTAATTCTCCCTTTTAGCTGATAACGTATCAGCTATTTTTTTTATGTCTTTATCTCCAAGTTGGTTATAAGCTTTTTTTAATTCAACAATAACTAAGCTTCTTTCTATTTCGTTATCAACAACAACCGGTTCTATATGTTGTTGTTCTATATCTATCTCTGTCTCTGTCTCTATCTCTATCTCTGGTGGAGTTTTGTCGGACATTTGTCCTAATAATTGTCCGGACATTTGTCCTAATTTCTTTTTCTCTTCTTCAATCCTATTTCTGTATGCTCTTTTTCTATCAGCTTCTGTACTACTCTGTCCTATAAAATTTTGTATATCTAGCATATAAATAGCTCCATTATCTAGTATTTCTATTAGTCCTAATTCTTGAAAAATACTTATAGCTTTTTCTACTACTGCAACTGGAAATCTAGTTACATTCGCTAACATAGTTGCATTGTATGGGATCCTATTATTAAACATTAATTTACCTTCATTTTTTAGACTTCTAAGATAGAGTTTTAAAAGTATATTTGAATACATATATCCATCTGGCATACTTTCCAGCATTATCATCTCGTCTCTCTCATAAAAATTATCAACTAGTTTTAAATAGTAATATTTTTTATTATCACTCATAAGTCTCACCTTCTTATCTTGTTAATTGTTATCAGTAGAAGTAGGAGAAAGTAGTATACTCCTACTTCTTTTATGAATCCCATTACTTTAGATCCACATCTAATTGTCCATCTTCATCTTCTTTTATCTCGAAGTTAGCTTCTATAGAATCTGATTCGTCTACTACTAAACTCATATCTTCATCTATTTTAGATTTAACCGTTTCATCTGAGCTTACTGCCTTTTGCATTTCTATGCTTAGTGGAGCATACTTTAAAAGTTGTTTTATAACAGTTTTCTTTGCCATTGCATCAAAGTCTGTTTGCCAAGGTCCATTATTAAAAGTTTTACTTTTTCCTTTTGCATATTCTAAAACTTCATCTTTTGTCATAAATACAAAGCTGTGTCCCCCTGTGTCTAGGTGATATACTGCATAATATCCTATTACTTCACCTCTATTACCTTTTAAAACAGGTTCATGTATTAAATCTTGATGTAATCCATATTTAACTTCGAATGTATCATTTTCTCTAACCTCATGAGCGTATAGAGTCTTTATTTTTCCGCTTCTTAATGCTAATTCTAATAATCCTTTATATCCCACCTGGAATTGGACTTTAGTGCCATATGGTATTAAATAAGCTTGTCCAAGTGGAGTATTTGGCTCTAATCCTAATTGAGCTGAATCCATCATTGCCGCTATAAAACTCATAGGATCACAGTTCATAAGTTTTGGATTATTTCCGAAAGCTGTAAGAGCAACCCTTTGGAATCTTTCACTAGACATATGACTTGGTAGTGCAGCTTCTATTTCTTTAGCCATACTTTTCATTAATTGTTTCATACCTGCATTAGGACTTGTCTTAGTTAATGTTCCTGCTGCTTTATTTGCTAATTTATTTTTTAAATCTGCCATTTTTATTTACCATCCTTTTTTATTTATTTATTCTAAAAGTTCTTGAAGTACTAGTTTTCATAAATTGTTCTGCTATTTCTGGCATTTCAGATTTTAATTTTTTACTATCTATAGAAGTTCTACTTGAGTTTTTCCAAGTTATTTTTCTATTACCTATCTTAGCAACCTCAAACTCTTCCATATGAAGTTGTATTTCTTGCTCTATAAATTTCTTTTCACTTTCTAAAGCCTTTATATCTGAAACTATTTCGTCATATCTTAAAAGCTTTTGTGGTCCATCTTTTAATAAATGTAATTCTATTTCCTTTCCATTTGATTTCTTATACTTCTCTTTTAAATACTCCGAGTAAGCATCTGTTCCATCTGGTAAAGGGACTATATCTTTTAATATGTTTTCTTCCCAAAACTCTTTTTCTATTTGCATAAGGTAATCTATAGTTTCTTGATCTCTTTCTATCTTGTGCCATATAAAATCACTATTACCTATTAGTGCAGCTATATAGCAGTGTGTTGCTCCTGTTATTGCCATGTAGTGTAAGCATTGTATTTCATAATGTGGAGGTACTCCTTCTTCCCATTCTTTAAGTGCAAATGAGTTAGTTGTCTTACACTCTAAAAAGGCTTTTTCTCCAACTATTGCTCTATCTATATTTGCTAATGCAAATGGATATTGTTCGTTCTTAAGTATTCCATTTACATTCCTTAATTTTAATCCAGTTTCTTCTGTAAATAATTCTGCTACTAATCCCTCTAATTTATTTCCTAATTCCATTCTTAGAGATTTAATTTCTTTTGGATTTTCTTCTTTTTTCTCCATATATAGCTGTATTGAACTTTTCCAAGGATTTAAACCTGCTATTGCAGATGCATCGCTTCCCCCAATTCCTGCTTGTCTATTTTTAAGCCATTCTTCTTTTGACATTAGCTTCGTATCCGCTATTACTTCTGCATCTAAATACTTTCTAAATCTTTCACTTTGAGATATAGTTGCAATTTTGTTCATAATATGGTATTCTCCTATTAATTCTTGTTATTGCCAAGGACCTAACTCATAAGTGTCGTAGCTTATTGGTTCTTGGTCTATTTGTGATGTTTGAAATTCCCCTTCAGCTTCATTCAATTCTTCTAATTCTTCTTCTAGTATTAAAATTTGGTCTTTTAAATTTTCAAAATCAGTTTCTATATAATCCAAATCATCAAGTTTTGTAGATTCTTTTATTGAGTTTTCTAAAATTTGCATTTCTTTTTTTATACTTAACATAGTTTTTAATAACTCTTTTATGTTTTCATTAAAACTCATTATCGATTACCTACTTTCTCTCAAGTCCCATTCCTGTAAACTGTCCATCTGCATAGACTAGAACCCAGTTTTTCTTAGTATAAAGTTCTATACAATCTTCTATAGTTAATTCAAATAAAGTTTTATTCATATTCATTTATTTATCTCCTTGTCCCAAATTTGTATATATAGCTACTATTTATTAGTAGCTAGTTTTCCTTCTTTATATAATCTTGAAGCAATCCTATAATTTACTAAATTTATCTGTTGTAATATTTCATCTATTTCTTCTTGCGTTTGTTCTCTTCCTAATCTAATATGTGGAGGTACAATCGTTATTGTTGCTCTCTCTGTTTCTGTTTTAAAGATACCTCTTTTCAAACTCCTCATCCCCTTTATAAATTATATGTTCCTGTAAAATTGTCCTATGCAAATGATGCTTGTTCATTTAGCATATTAATTTGTTCTTTTAATGCTATCGTTAAGTTATAGTCATCTACTATATCAAGTGCATCACTTAAGTATTTTCTCTTTATAGCTTTATAACGGTTAACATCGAACTCTCTTTTTAATTGCCTATGTATATCGCTATATACCTTTGCTCTTACTGATTTGTTGTTATATGCTGTACTTCCGTGTCCTCCAAGAACTTTAGTACCTACTCTCTTTACAGCTTTTGATATTTCTTCACACTCAACTGTAAAAAGCGGTATATCATCTTTAAATTCATTTAAATCATCTTTTACTGTTATTACTTCTTTCTGCATTTCTTGTATTCTTACATCATGCATTAATAATGCCTTTATTTCTGGACTTAAATTTTTATATTGATTTTGCTTATTTTCTCTTAACTCTTCCTCCATAATATTGAATGCTTCTATGTATTTTACTTTCCAGTCTAGGGCCTTTTTACCGTTAAACCCCATTGCTAGCAATGTAAATCCATCTCTTGTTATTAAATACTCTTTATACCATTGCTTATTTTGAGGATGTTGATATTTACTTTCTTTAAATAGGTATGCCGATTTTTCGGCTATCCCCTTTTTTAATTCTTCTATTGCTTCTAATACATGTTTATGTTGTTTCTCAAAATTCTCTCCTATGTCTCTACTGCTTACTAGTAATTTACCTTCAATGTTTTGTACATTTATTATTTGATTCATTTCTATCACTCCTTAGTTTGAATTGTTATTTCGTTGCATATTTGGGATATCGTTATTAAAAAAAATATCTACTGGATTGTCTATTTTTAATATATCCGCAATTTTAATAACTTCACTTAATGTAACTGCGTTCTTCCATTTATTTTTGAACTAAATGATTGAGGAGTTATCTCCAATACTTCTGCAATTTTTACTTGTGTGTAATCTTCCTCTCTCATCTTCCCTCTTAACTTTTTAAATTTCATATTATCACCCTCTTCGTTGCATATTTGGGATAATCTAATATTAACACCTGCTATATTCACTGTCAACCCAAAAACGAAACTTTTTTTTAATTATACTCAAATTTTTGTTGCATATATGCAACTTTTCTTTATAATTAAATTAGGAGGTGAAAAAATGAATAATGAAAATTCTACTATGAGAGATATAATGAATAGAATTAAAAATAGACGTTCCGAATTAAATATGTCTTATCAAGAATTAGCCACAAAAACAAATATAACTAAGTCTACACTTCAAAGATATGAAACTGGATCTATCAAAAATATGCCTTTAGATAAATTAGAGTTGGTTGCTAATGCCTTAGATATATCCCCAGCATATTTAATGGGTTGGGAAGATATCAATAATAAAAATGTAAATATAGAAAACAAAGATACAATATCTATTAAAGAACGTAAATTATTAAATAACTTTAATAAACTTAATGAAACTGGAAAAGATGAAGCAATTAAAAGAGTTTCTGAATTAACTCTCATTCCATCTTACATAAAAGAACCACCAGCCTCTAATATAAAAACAATCGCTGCTCATAACGATCACTTAACTGAGCATGGTGAAATGGATAAAGTTATGCAAGATATAGAAGATATGGACAATTGGTAAAAGCTAGGTGAATTATGTGAATATATATGAGGAGTTACAACAAGAGGCATATGAAAATAATATAATTTTAAAAGAAGTCGCTCTTAAATCTAATTCTGATGGTTTATACTATGATGGTAAAATTGCTATTAATAAAAATAGATTAACTACAACTAAAGAAAAAGCTTGTGTGTTAGCTGAAGAATTATCTCACCACTATACAAGCTGTGGAAATATATTAGATTTAAATGATATATCAAACTCAAAGCAAGAATATAAAGCTAGGTTGTTTTCGTATGATAAGTTAATTGGATTGAATGGTCTTATTAATGCATGGAAAAATCGTTGCAGATCTAAAGAAGAAATAGCTGATTATTTAAATGTCACTATATGTTTTTTGGATGAAGCTATAGAATGTTATAGGAATAAATATGGGGTATCTATCCAAATAGATAATTATACTATATATTTTATCCCTAGTTTAATAATAAGTGAGTTTGTTGATATAAAAAAGGACTAGTTGCACTAGTCTTTTTTTATACCAACTCTACACTACCTATAAATTTTTTAGTATTTATTATTGATTACCCTATAATACTGGTCTTACATAATAAAACTTATACAAATTAGTTCGGCCTAAAAAAGAACATACTTTCGATTAATCATTGCGATTTACTAGCATATATTTTAATATAATATTGTATTTACACATATAAAAGGGGGCGTTTGTCTTGAAAACTTGTATTTACTTAAGAAAATCTCGTTCAGATGAAGAATCCGAAAAACAAGGTGAATTTGAAACGTTAAGTAGACACAGATCTACTCTATTAAAAGTAGCAAAAGAACAAAATTTAAATATAGTAGAAATAAAAGAAGAACTAGTATCTGGTGAAAGTATCGCTTATAGACCTAAAATGTTAGAACTTTTAGAAGAAGTAAAGAATAATTTCTATGATTCTGTTTTAGTTATGGATATAGATAGACTTGGTAGAGGTAACATGCAGGACCAAGGTCTTATACTTGAAACATTTAAAAAGTCTAAAACTAAAATTATAACACCTAGAAAAACATATGATTTAACTAATGAATTTGATGAAGAGTATTCTGAATTTGAAGCATTTATGGCTCGTAAGGAGCTTAAGTTAATAACTAGACGTATGCAAAGAGGTAGAATAAAAAGCGTTGAAGAGGGCAAATTTATAGCTTCTAAACCTCCTTATGGTTATAAGTTTATATTTGATGAAAATGGCAAAAAATCGATGGGTATAGATGAAGAAAAAGCTAATGTAGTTAAACTTATTTTTAAGTTATATACTGATGGAAATGGAGCATCTAAGGTTGCTAATCATCTCAACTCTTTAGGTTTAAAAACAACTACAGGTCGCTCATGGTATGAAAAAGGTGTACGGGACATAATAAAAAATAAAACTTATGCAGGATATGTGGTTTGGAATAAAATTGAAAGAACAAAAACATCTTCTAGACCAAGAAGTCAAGATGAGATTATAGAGTCAAAGGGGCTACATAATCCTGTAATAAGTGAAGATCTTTGGAATAAAGCTCAACGTGTTTTAAAAGGAAATGCAATTTTACCGACTCCTGTATTTAAAGAAATAACTAATCCACTTGCCGGTCTGATTATTTGTCGCTGTTGCGGTCATAAAATGCTAGCTAGAAGTTCTACTTCTAAAAATGTTTATGAGAAATTTATTAGATGTACTAATTGCGGTATGAATAGAGGATCCAAACTTTACATAGTTGAAGAAGAAGTAATCAAACAACTTAGAGAATGGGTGAAGGTTTATAAAACTAATTTTAAAAATATACCTTCAATTGATAATTCTAATTTAGATGCTTATAATAAATTGCTTAAAAACCTTAATTCTGAATATGAAACTTTAGTTACACAAAAAGAAAATCTACATAATTTATTAGAACAAGGAATATATGATGTTGATACTTATTTAGATAGATCCAAAATCTTAACTGAGAAAATTGAAACTAATAAATTTAATATTGAATCAGTAAAAAAAGATATAGCTAAAGAACAAAAGGTAAACGTATCAATAGATGATATTATTCCTTCTGTTGAAGATGTACTTGATCTTTACTATGAAACTGATTTAATGAGCGAAAGAAATGATTTATTAAGGTCTGTTATAGATTATATTGATTACTATAAAGAACCCGGTTCTAAAAAGTCAAAATTGGATATTGTAATAAATCCAAAACTAGATTAAAATAACTGTCATCATGGAACTGATAACCAATT